CGGTGAGAATCTTCAGCCCGGAGACCAGCCGCGCCTCGGCCTGGTTGAAGGTGACCTTCTTCCCCTTGCGCTGCAGGGCCAGGTTCTGGTACTCCTGCCGCTCCTTGGTGGTCGGTGTCCGATAAAACAGGACAATGTCCGAGTCCGAAACATTGTCGTGGATCTTCAGCTCATTATTGCCAGTTGTTGATGTATTGCGGGCCATTGTGCTTTTCCTCATTCATCTTGGATTGATATTTTGCGGGGACATCCCCCTCACCCCAGCCCTCTCCCGCGAGGGGAGAGGGGGTCCTCCGTCCACTGTCTTCTGTCTTCTGGCTCCTGTTACGCCGCGTACGCGCTCACCATGTTCTTCACCCGGGCGATGACGCTGCCGTAGGTAGCGTCCTCCAGCACCTGCAGATCCCCGGCCTCGGCCACCCGGCCGTTGTTGCTGGAGATCGGCGAGTTGAGGATCCCCATCAGCGGGAAGATCATCTCCAGGGTATACTTATGGCCGGTGTCGAACTCCGCGCCCTCGCAGAGCACGTGCAGGCCGAACGTCTCATTCTGGGTGATATAGTTCTGCAGGAGGAAGTCCCGCAGCTCCCGGGTCAGCTTGATGGTCTGGTTGCGGTTGCCGCGCAGCCCTTTGCCGCCGTAGGTCCCGCCCGCGCACATCGTAAAGCCGACCTGCAGGTTGTTCTGCAGACTGTACTCGAACGACTTCAGCGTCGGCCCCAGGGCCTTGCCGCCGACAAACGCCGAGCCGTCCCAGGCCCCGCCCACGTACAGACACGCCTGCGAGACCCGCAGCGGCGTCTCGGTGACCCGGGCAGGGAAGGTTGCCCATGCCGGTTCGGTCGGCACGTAGAGGATCTTGTAGTCGATGTTGGACAGCCCGTCGCCGCCCAGGGCGGCGATAGTAATTACCGCCGGGGTCGCCGCCGATACCGCGGACACGACCGGGAACTCGTACTGGCCGCCGGCTGCCGCCGCCCGGACGACATGGACATTGGCCAGCCGCTCTTCAGCGGTCGCCCCATGCACCGCATTGGCGGCCAGCACGAGGGAGGTGGCATTGTTCAGCGCCGACACCGTCTCTTCGACGATGGTGGAATCAAATTTGCCGGTGTATTTGATCGTCCCGGAGCCCTTGACCCAGTCATCCTCGCTGAACGTAATGCTGACCGTGTCCACGAAACCGGAACAGAAGCGCCGCTTGGCAATGGCATTGCCCAACCGCTGCGCCGCGGTAAAGCTGGGATTGCTCCGGGCCTCGTCCAGGTCCCCGGCGATCGGGGTGATCGTGTGCCGGTAGCCGGCGCCGGCGGCCGCGGTGGCCACGCTGCCCAGGCCAAAGGCCAGGAGGAACGCGGCGTGCTGCGGCTGCAGCTTGCCGAAATTCAGTGTTCCGCCGGCAAGGGAACCCAGGTCATAGATGGTGTCCGGCTCTTCTCGGCCGTTCATCTCGGAGGCGTTGTTCTCCCGCCGCGGCTCCAGGTTGATGTAGTCATCCACCCCGCAGAGCAGGGAGGTGTCCAGGGTCTGGGCGGTGTTGATCGCCGTTTCCTTCGCATTGGCCGATACCGCCAGCAGGTTCAGGTTGGCTCTAGGGTTGTTCATTTCGCGCTCTCCTTGGCGGTCTCACTCGCCGCCGGTACCGCCGGCCTTTTCGGCGCGGCCTTCTTGACTTCGCTGAACCGGTGTTTCTCCTGCGGCGGCACTTCCGCATACTCCACGCCCGGGACGAACTTCCGCCCGGCCATGGGGCCGTCCACGATCTCGATGGCCGGCTGCCCTTTTTTCAGCATGTACATGGTTAATCCTCCCGGATGTAGTTGATGGTGATATCCTTGGTCTGCCAGGCTACGGTATTGCCCGCCTGACCGACGAACAGCTCCGACTCCGGCTCGCGCGCATCGGGCAGGGCCGCCTGCATCCCGGCGATGCCGAGCAGGTTGTTCTTGAGCAAAACCTTGATCGCCTCGGTTGCCGCCAGCACCCCGAGGCTGCCGGTGGACGCATCGCCGACAACCGGGGCCTCGTGGTTTTTCTGCAAGCGGACGAACACCCGGAAGTGCACCGGCATGGTCCGCTCAATAACCCCGCAGGTCAGCTCTTTGTTGATCACGGTCCCGTCCTTGACGGCGATGGCCAACTGCGACTTGACCCCGGCCGGGATAAAGCTCAGGTCCGGGGTGATGAACACGTCCCCGTCCCGGACCTGGGTAAGCCCTGCCTGCAGGGCCGCCTTGATTTTGATGAGCAGGGTCTGCATCAGTAGGTCGTCAGCTTGTTGCTGGAAAATTCGGCATCGGCGGCGGCCACCACCAGGGTGCCGTTGCTGCCGGTGCCTTCCGGATCCCCGGCGCCGAGCTTGAGGGTGCCGGCGGCCACCTTGTTCAGAAAAGCGATGGCGGTCTTGTACCGCTCCAGCCAGTGCGGCGGCGCGCCTGCGTCCCGGCGGACATAGAGCAGCCAGCCGGCGATATCGACGCAGTATTTGCCGAGTATTGCCGGCGGGGTCGCCAGGGGCAGGGGATACCGGCCGCCCAGATAGCCATCGATCTCTATTGACGCCGACTCCAGTACCGTGGCCACCACGTCCTCGTTGACCAGGCCGGTGTCGTCATCGTCGGTCAGTTGGACCAGGGTCGCCTCATCGATCCACTGCCGCAGATCGGCGATCGTCGCATAGCTCATTTACTTACCCTTGCCCTTACCTTTTTTTCGCCTTTGGCCTCCGCTTCCGCCTTGGCTTTGGCTCCCGCTGCCTTGTCAACAGCAACCGCGCTGGCCGCCTTCAGGGCGATCAACCGCCGCCCCTCGGAGTCGCTGACCTCGATGGTCGCGCCCGGCTGATGGACAGCCTTGCCGGTGTCGATCACTCGCCCGGGCAATACAGTTATCTGCATTGCATTCTCCTCATGCCGGGGCGGCGGCTGCCCGCCGCCCCGTATCTCAGGTTGCCGATCAGATGACCGTCGCGTAGACCACGCACAGCGGCCGGAAGAAGACCGGCAGCGGCCGCGACTCCACCTTGACCCACTGGCCGGAGGGGTCTTCCGACTCCCACATCTTGGAGAAGAAGATGTCCGCCTCCTTGCCTTTGCCGACGCCGCCGGGCGCCTTGAGGTCGATGACCGGCGCGAACAGCTCCGCCGCAACGTCCGGCCCGAACCCGACCAGGGCGAACACGCCGGAGGGGATCAGGTCGTGACGAGTGCCCGAGCCATCGAGATACGAGCCGTCGTACTCGTCGATATCGACCCCGGCCAGGTGGGCGACGCGCCCCTCCTTGGCGATCTGGTCGCCCATGGTGTACTTGAGCAGCTCCCGGGCGCTGCCGTTGTTGATCAGCGCATCCATGGCCCCGGTGCCGCAGAACGCCGCAAAGCCGGTGACCGGCCCGGCCTGGCCGATCAGCTTCTTCCAGGCGCGGATGTTCTTGATCGGGTCCGAGGCGGCATCGGTCCACAGGGCCGTGCCGGCGAGCACCGGCTTGTGGGCCGCCGGCAGGTTGTAGTCCACCAGGACCACGCCGTTCTTGTCCACCACCTGGCCTGACAGGGCCTTGACCGCCTGGAACTCGCGGGTCAGGTCAATGGTCTGCTTCATGTCGAACTGCTCGTCGCCGACCCGCTCCTTGAGCAGCTCCGGGGCGACCGCATCGCCGAAGGCGCGCATGTTGTTCAGGTCCGCGGCGGAGATGAATTCCTTTTCCGCGTACCGGGGCGCGCGGCAGGTGATGTTCTTGCGGCCGATGCCGCCGCGCACCGTCGCCTCGGCGGAAACAGAGATGTTCGACAGCAGGTGCTCGCTCGATGTCTTGACATCCCATTCGAAGATGCCGGACAGTTGGCGTTTCTTCCTGGAAAAAACAGTATCCAGGACCTTGGTGGGGGCGGTGCGCATGAGATTGACCGCCATGGTCAACGCGCGGGACGAAAATACTTCAGGCATGATGTCCTCCAATAAGAGAGATGTTGGTCAGTTGCTTGTCAGCCACGGCAGCGGCCTCTTTCTCAGTGCCTTACACCTTAGAGCCTGCCTTCTTAAACGAAGTAGACACCCCGAGTCTCCAAAGCCAGCTTCCCGGCGGCATCGAGCCCGGTCATATTGGCCTCGACATAGACCCCGGCAAAGCCGCAGATCGCCTCGACATCGGCGGCGGCGGCGGCGGCCGCCTCCATGAGCACGGCCACCGGGTTCTCGCTGCCGTCAGCGTTGCCGGCGTCATAGGCCACCAGCTTGCCGGTGGCGGTGATCCGGCCCAGGATGGTGCCCACCACCAGGTCGGCGGCGGTGCCGATGGTTTTCTTGATCAGTACCGGGCCGTAGGTGTCCGAGGCCAGGTACGCCTTCACATCCAGGGTTGTTTCAGTGGTCATTTCGTCTCCTCCATGGCTACGCCCGCGATCTCGCGGGCAGTTTTCTCATCTTCGCTGAACTGCGCGTCCGCTGCCGGCGCGGCCTTGGGCGCCATCTCCTTGAACAGGGGGTGGCTGGCAAACGTGGCCAGGAAACCCTTGAACCACTCCGCCTTGCTCTCTTTTTTCCCCTCGCTGAATTCGAAGGTGGCCGCGTCCCCGTCCAGGGACATCATGAACTCGCCCAGCCCCTGCGCCTTCCAGGCCGGCAGGATCTTGCCGGCGGCGACGCCCTGGTCGATAAAGGCGTCCACCTCCCGGCGCCGGGCCGCCTGCTGCTGCTCGGAAAAGTTCGTCTCCGCGGCGGTGGCCCTGGTCTCCGCCGCCTGCCGCGCCTCCTTTTCGGCGTCCAGTGCTTTTTGCAATTCCTCTACGGTCGGCATGGTGCCCTCCTGTGATGGTTCGGCATATGCCACCACCGAGGCCTCTTCCCCGGGGCGCTCTGCCTCTTTTTTCAACTGGTCGATATCCCACGCGGGCAGCAGGCGGTCCGCCGCCTCGATCCCGTCCTTGGCAATGATCCACTCCCGGAGCTGGCCGAACAGCCGACCGATAACACCCCAGGTCCAAGGATCAGCGAACTCGAAAGTATCGGCCTCTCCCTCGTCGAAGCGCAGGTCGGCCAGGCCCTGGACCGCCGGCGGCGTCCCTCCCAGAAACCCGACATGCCGCAGGCGGCCGTCGCGGTAAAAGGCGGCGGACCGTTTCTTCCAGCGGCCGGCGCGCACCTGCTCCTCGAATTCGGGCGCCACCTGGCGGAACTTCGCCAGGAGCACTTTCGCCCCGTCCCGGGCCGCGGTCTTCAGTTCCTCGACCCAGCCGAAGGCCGGGCCGTTGTCCGCCGGGTGCCCGAGCACCAGGGGCGGCTCATGCCTGCCCGCGTCAAAGCTGGCAACTGCCCGGTCGATCACCGCGTCACCGTCATGCTCCCGGCCCTTGGAATCGACCTGCTTGCCGCCGCGGAAAATTTCCACCCAGTCGCCAAACCCCTTGAACTCGTTTTTTGCCATTTCCTTCCTCTCGCTTTCAGGTCGTCAGTGACGATCAACAGAACCGTTGTGAAACTATTTTTAAAATCCTCTGTATTCGACGATTGGCATCTCGCCGGTACGTTGGTATCCCCTGACCCTGTTTTTGCAAATTAGGGCCTGTTTTGGCCTTTTCTCTTCTCCCCCTCTCCCCTCTGGAGAGGGAAGGGGTGAGGGCCGCCCTTCAATCCGCCAGCTCCAGATGCTCCTGGATGATGTCGAGCACCGCCGCCTTATCCTCGTCCGAGAGGCCCATAAATGGCCGGGCCGGGATGTTCCCCCAGGGGATGGGCGCGCCCCTCTTGGTGCGGCCGAATGACCCTCTCGCGGCCCCGAACTGCTGGACAGCTGAGTAAATCAGGCTGGAGGTGATCTCCACCCGCCGCTGCTCCGCCTTCGGCGCGATCTCGGTCCCGAGCCGCTTCGACTCGCCGATCATCACCTTCTTGCTGCCCAGGATCTGCCCGCCGGGCACCGGCCCCTTTTCGCCCTTGCGCAGGACCGTGCCGCCACCCTTGCGGCGGAAGTACTCGCGCAGCGTCGTCTCCTTGTTGGGCGCCCATTTCGTCCCGTCCGGCGCCGTGGAGGTAGCGAACCGCTTTTTCGTGGACTCGACCATGTACTCGCCGATATCGTCCATGGCCGGCCGCAGGTCAGAGCAGCGCCCCGCCAGCTTGCCCAGGGCCTCGGTCACTTCGCGGTCATTGATTTTTATGGTGATCATGGCTATACTTTGTACAGGCTCTCCGCCCCTATGGCACATCCACCGTCGGGCTCATACCCCGAAACGTCACGGGCGTGGGAAGATGGGCTATAGGGCGCGATGAGCCAACCTCCACATTGATTGCAGGACCAGGCTCTTGCGGCCGGTCCGAACCTCCCAGACCGTAACCAGCTCCTCGCCTCCGAAATACTTCGAAATCTTGATCACCGGCTGCTTGCTCTTCCATGTCGAGCCCACGTCACTGATTTGGTCCGGCGAGTTCAGTAGCTCCGGCAGGTCGGCGTAATCGCTGGCGGTGATGGCAATTTGCCCCCTTGGGGCCTCGCTCTCCGGATCGCCGTGGTCCTTGTGGACCTTGTTGATCGCGCTCTGGTCCACGGCGTAATCGAATCCGGCAACCTCAAGGCCTTTGAGTCCGCCGACCGTCGCCGCATCCGCCGAGGTAAGCAGGCCCATGGTCCGGTAGGGCGGGATGTCAAGATGCGTCCGCCCCTCGACGATCCGCTGCGCGTAGCGCCGGACATCGTCGGCCACCGAGGGCAGTCCCCGGTATGCCTTGGCCAGGGCGTCGCGCTGGCGTTCCGGCACGCCCTGCATGTAGGCCTTGGCCAGGGTGTAGTCCCACTGCAACGTCTTCTCCGCCAGCTTGCTGATCTCCTTTTTGATGCTCTCCCCGGGCGAGTAGCCCCAGCCCTTGCCGATCCCCACCTGCTCGCCGGTCTTGGGGTCGATCGCGTCCCAGTCTTCCGGCAATTGCTTGTCCGGGCCGCCGCCCAGCCGCCGCGCGCCCCTATCGCTGCGCGCGCCGAGGATGTAGCACCGGCAGCCCCAACCGTTCTGCGGCTTGTGCGTCTGCCAGAACGGATGATCCTTGGGCAGGGTCAACCCATTCCACGCCAGGTGCTGGGGCCGGGGATTGTCCACCGCATCGTTGTGCCGGTAGACCAGCAGGGGAAACCCGGCAGCGTCCAACTGGGCGTTACGGCCGGCGTTGTAGCTGGTGGTGCAGTTGGTGGTGTAGATCATTCTGGTCCGCCAGGCCCGCCTGGCCGGGGACTCGTCGCCGGTGAAGCCTGACCATCCGTGCCGACCTAGGATGGCCATGAAGTCCTTGCGGAAGGCCTCAAGGCTTGTCCCTTCGGCTATGGCCCGGTCGGTGGCGGCGGCAAAGTCCGTCAACAGGTCCATCTTGGCCGCGCCGGCAACCATATAGCCGATATCGTGGGCGCTTTTCTCGATGTCATCCCAGCGGGCCGTGGGCACCAGGCTGCCGAGCTTGCCCCGGAAATACGCCACCTGTTCGGCAAAGGGCCGCTTGAGCACGCCGGTCATGGCCGAGGGGCTATTCATCCGACCCCTCCTCGATGTCAAAGATCCCGGCAGCATGCGCCGCCTGCATCGCGCCGGCCATGAGCCGGCCCAGGGCATCGATGGGCAGATCCTGACAGGCGGCGAGGACCATGGCCCGAAATTCTTCAAGGCTGGAGGCCTGCGCCAGCATGACCCGCGCCTGATCGATCCATTCGTCAACGGCCGGCTGCCCGTCCGCATCGAGCCGGTCGGCAATCAGGTCCGGCGGGTAGGACTGATCGCCCTCGCTGAACTCGCCGCCGGCCTTGCCAGGCTGGCCCGGCACCCCACCCTGGTCAACGACCTCGATCTCATCCTCGCCGAACCCGTAGCGGCGGATGTAATACTCCTTCTTCAGCCGGACCCGGCCGCCCTCGGTCAGGGCCTTGTCCCGATCGGCAAACGCCTGCTGCGGGTCCTCGGTCTCGAACCAGGTGAAGGTCGGCGGCGGCACGCCCGGGGCGTTGACCTCGCCGTAGACCCAGGCGATTTCTTCCATGGCCGTCTTGACCAGCTGCCGGTCCGCGTCCTGGTACAGGCCCAACACGTTCTCGTGCGTTTTGCTGGCGGCGTAGCTGCCCTTGTCGCCGATCTCGGCGGTCAGGGTCTGGCCCATGATCGCCTTGGAGATCTCGGCGTCCATGGCATCTTTCAGGCGCTCGAAGGCCAGATAGCTGCCGCCGGTTTTGCCGGTGCCGCCGAGCATCTCCACGGTGCTGCCCTCGGGCACCACCGCCACCGCGTCCCGGACCATCTTGACCAGGCTGGCAAGCATGTTCTGCTGATCCTCCAGGGACGAGCCCCGGGCGTACCGGCCCAGGAGGAAGGGCATGCCGTACTTCTCGGTGAAGGTCACCCAGAACTTGATGGACCCCTTCTTGAACATCACCGGCCAGAAGCAACGCGACAGCAGCCGCAGGCCGTAGGGGTTGTCATAGGTTGGGAAGTGCCGGGCAAAGACCACCTTGCCGAACGGTATCTCTTCGCCCTCGTCCGGCTGATCAATGCTCCTGAACCGGAACGCATTGTCCTGGTCGGCGCCGAACCAGCGCGCCGGCAGGCAGCGCAGATCAGCGAGCCGCAGGTGATCGCCCGGCTCCCACATCAGCTCCACCGGCGCCAGGCCGTAGAGCGGGGCGTCCAGGATGCCAGAGATCAGGCTGTAGAGATCGACCCGCTCCAGGTCCTCGACCAATTGCGCGCACAGGGCCTCTGCCGCCGCCGGCGCCTGGCCGTCCACCGTGCCCGGCTCCCACTTGAATTCGCGCTTGAGGGTGCCGAGCTTGCGGGTCTGGACCACGCTGGTCAGGTGCGCGTCGCCCAGCAGTTCCTCCAGAATCTGCACCCCGTCCCCGCGCTTGCGCAGCACCGGGTCAGGGTCGGGCAGCAGGCCGACCACCTGGGAGAAGTCCCAGGCCGTGGACCGACTGGCAATCTCCCGGGTCAACTCGGCCGGCTTGACCTCGGCGAAGGAGACGAACCTGTCAGGGCTCACCCAGATGCCGTCCGCCATGTCAATACCCCCTGGTCAAGGTTGCTGATTCCCGCGGCAGCCCCGAGAGGATCGCCGTGTCGCCGCCCGGTGTCGAACCGGCATGTGCCGCTAAGGCCAGCGCCCAGAAGCGGTCCGCATGGCCGTTTTCGCTGCGCTCGGCCGTAAACCTGATATTGCCGGCCGCCGTGGTCTCTTTGGTCACCGCCCGCAGGTCGGCACGGATCTCCGGCCGGTAGGGGATGCGCAGCCGCCTGTCCTCCATCAGCCCCCGCACCGGATAGGCCAGCTCCTCTTTGACCCGGGGCGTAAAGGTCACCAGCTCGACCCGGTACTCGCCGAACTTGTGCTGGGCGTCGTCGCCCCAGCCGATGCCCAGGCCCGTGTAGTCGATGCAGGTCCGGTCAAGCTGGCCCATGATCGGCCAGAGAATCGCTTCCTGGGCGGGCTTGCTCATTTTATGCAGCTCGATGATCAGCCTGGTCTCCAGGACGCTGCCCACTTCCTCCACCACCCACAGCACGGTCAAGTCCTTTTTGCGGCCGATGTCCAGACCGCCGTAGAGCCGCCCCTTGGGCCTGGTCGCGCTCAGGCCGTCCCACTCCCACTGATCGGCCTGGCCGTACTCGCTGTGCGCAATCAGGTCATATTCCAAAAATGCGGAAGCATCGTCCGCCGGCTCGCACATGTACTCCTGGCGAAACGATTCTTCGTCGGCGCAGCCGCTCCGGATGAAGTCGAAGTACTGGGCTTCGTCCATCTCCTGCACCTCGTGGCCGGCCGGCAGCGACTGCTGCAGCTTCCAGAGGAACCCCTGGAGCAGGGCATCGTCCAGGGTCACCCGGTGCAGGCTGATCCCCTTCGGGTTGCCGTGCTCGCGGATCTCGCGCACCAGCAGGTTGAAAAAATTCGCGCTGCCGCGGTGGGTGGAGATCACCTCCATGGAGCCGCCCCAGGTAATGCCCGGGTAGGCGATGGACCACAATTTGCGTGGGTCCGGATGCAGGGCGAACTCGTCCAGGATACGGCCGCCGCGCTTGCCCGCCTGGGCGTCCGGGTTGCTGCTCATCGAATGGATGCGCCGGCCGTTGACCATGTGCAGCACGTAGGCCGAAATCTTGCGCTCCTCGTCGATCACCCGTTCCCCCAGGTCCTCGGCGGCAATCTGCAGCACCTGGGCAAACATCTTGCAATCCTCGATCACCAGCCGGGCCTGCAGATCGTCGCGGCTGGAGATCCACTGATCCCACTTGGCGCCGTCCTCGGCGGTCCGCTCCACCGCGGCATAGGCCGTTGACCAGGAGATGCCGATCTGCCGCGCCTTTTCCATCAGTTTCAGCCTGCCGCGGTCCTTGATCCACGCCTCCTGGTACGGCAAAAAGAGCCCGCCCGGGTTGACCGGGACGATCTTGGCCTTGCCGTAAAACTTCTTCATGTCGACATCCTCAGCACGTCGCGGCGGATGGTCTGCAGGGCCTCCGCCGAAATCCCGCGCGGCCCGTCCTGGCCGGCGTCAACCGGTGCATACTTGGTCTTCAGTTTCTCGATCATTTCCAGGGCCTGCTGCATCTCCTTGATCCCGGCCAGCGACACCGCCCCCGGCTGGGAGAGGAGCACATTCACCTTGCGCTGCACCGCCTCGCCCAGGGCGGCGACGGCGTCCTCGGCAGTGTTGATCTGCCGGACCTCGGCCTCCGCCTGCCCCTGGTCCTCGATGCGCTGCCGCCTGGACTCTTCTTCGATCACCCGGCCGGCGCTGACCAGGCTGGAGAACGCATACGCGGTCTGCGGGTCCATGGCCTCCAGCAGGGAGTTGACCGCCTTGGCCTTGGCCAGCATCACCCCGCGGCGGACCGTGGTCTGGGCCTGGCGGTATTCGCGCCGCCGCTCCGCCCAGCCGGGCTCGGAGTCCGTGCCCCAGCGTTTGAGCTGGGTAAGCGACACCCCGGTCCGCTCCGCAACCTGCTCATAGGTCAGGCCGTCGATGATGTACAGTTCCTCGGCCTGCTCGCGGATGTCCCACCCATAGGCGTCAGGCATGACCGCCTCCCCGGCCCCCAGGCCGGCACGAAAAAAAGAACCGTGAACCGTGAACCGCGAACCGTTCCATCAGTCTCCCAGCGCCCGCTTGATTGCCTTGATCTCGGCGAGCAGCCCGAGGTATTCGGCATGCACCCCGGCCAGCTCCACCGCCTGCACCGCGGCCGCTTCGGCCGGCAGCTCATCGAGCGCCAAGAACGGGTCCAGGAGATCGCGCAGGGTGGTGATCTGCCCCCGCAGGATCACGCCAAGCCGGTACGCGGCCGCCTCTTTCTCGGCCAGCCGGCCCTTGTGTTTCAGTCTCTCTGTGTCAAAGCCCATCTGTTTTCCCCGTTGCGGATGACCGGACAGTACATGTTATTGACGACCTGCTCGCTCAGCCTGGTCATGGTCTGAGTCGCCAGCTGGATGATGCTCATCAGCTCGTTGGTGGTTCGCTCGTAGCTTTTGGTCAGGACGACATTGTTTTCGTACAGCCGCACCGCGTCGGCATGCTGCCGGGCCGCCTCGGCCATGGCGGCCAGAAACTGTTCCTTAAGCGCCGTCATTTCCTCCTGCCGCCGCTTTGCCTCCCTGGCCCGCTCCTCCTGGGCCAGCAACTGCATCGAGTGGAACCGCCGCTGGTCCGCCGACCAGATGATCAGCACCAGCCCGGGCAGCCCGAGCAGGTTCACCACCGCGATGACCGTGGGCAGGGCCACTCCGCCGAACAGTTCAACCATGCTTCAACCTTTCCTTCTGCGCCTGGCAGCCGAAACACAGGGTGCACCCGGGCATGGCCTCCCTGCGTTTCATGGGGATATCCTCGCCGCACCAGTCGCAGCTCTCGGCGCCAAGGCCGGTCCGGCCCGCCTCGCCCCTGGCCGCCTCGATGCGGCCCGCCAGGATGCGCGCGGCGTTGTCATTGGCAATGTCAATTTCGTCGGCCATGGTCCGTTTCCATCTCCAGATTTCATGCAGCCCGGCCAGCCAGGCCACTCGCCCCCCCCCCCCCGTAGGATGTGGTGAGGAACGAACCGCATCGGTCGCGGTCATATCTCGATCATCGAAAGCCGGATCCCCTCGATCCGGCGGACATAGGTGATGGTCTCCAGCGCGTTCTTCTCGCCGGTCACCTTGTGCAACTGGGCGCTCACCGCCTCCCATACGGTTGGCCGGTCGGTCAATTCCTGGGCCTTGATGATGTGGCCAGGCCCCGCGTTGTAGCCGCCGAAGGCAAACCGCAACCGCTCCAACCCCTCTTCTTTCTTGAAGATGTCCCAGCACTTGCGCAGGTAATGGGCGCCGAACATGATGTTGGTCTTCGGGTCATCCAGGTTGGGCACCACCGCGAAATGCTTGGCGATATCGACGGCGGTCCCGGGCATGATCTGCATCAGCCCCCGCGCCCCGGCCTTTGATACCGCATCGTGCCGGAGGTTCGACTCGGCGATCCCCTGCGCCTTCAGCCACGGCCAGCTCACCAGCCCGGAGAAGTAGAGGAAGGTAAACTCCTGAAACCACCGGTCGTATTCCTTGGTCATCGCCCCTCCACTCTGTCACTTGTCACTTGTCACTTGCCGCCGCAGGCGGCCCTCTCCATGCAGGAAAACCCCGGGCGGCGAACCGTCCGGGGAAGGATGAGGAGGAGCCCGCTGCCGTGCTCGTGTCTATCCTATAGCAGGAGATGCAGGGCTATATATAGGTGAAACAGTGCAGTATTTTAAGGAGAGAGGGGTTTAGGAGTTTAGGGGATTAGGCTTTTAGGGGGAACCCCCTCCCCCTCTTCTCTTACCCTCTCCCACTGGGAGAGGGCAGGGTGAGGGGAAGAGGGGTGGGGGTGAGTGTGCAGCTACAACCGCGCGACCGCCGCCTCGATGGTGAGCTCAACCGCGCGCAGCACCAGGCCCAGGCCGTCAGCGGCGTCGTGGCCGAAGTCATCGGCCGCGCCGGGCGCCAGGGCCGCCAGCAGGCTGAGCACCGCCGCGGCGTTATGCAATAAATCCCGCGGCTCCTCCGAGCCGAAGGCCAGCACCGGCCCGTTCATGACGCCAGCCCCGGCAGGCAGAGCTGGCGGCCGGCGGACTTGAGCAGGGCCGCGGCCGGCTTCGCGCTCTTCGGAAAGTCCACCCCGGCCTTGCGCAGGACGCTGGACCACCGGACCACGACATCCTTGCTCACGCCAAGCACCCGCCCCACCTCCTTGACGGTGAGACCGGCAAAACGCAGGTGCACCATCCTGGCGAGGAAGTCAGCTTTGTAGCCGGACCTGGCAATGGCGGCGGTGATAGCCAGCGTTCCGATGACGGCATCGGCCCGCCCCGCGAGCACCTTTTGCTGCAGCTCCTGTTCCTTCTGTTCAAAGGCCTCGACGTAGGCAATCTGAAACTCCATGGCCTTCGGCCCCGTGAAGCCCAGGGCCACAATGTCAAACCCCTTGCGGGTCAGCTCGTACATGGGCCGCTGCTGGTTGTGATTATCGACATACGAGACGAGCGCAAAATTGCGCCCGACGAATTCCGTCGGACAATCGGCTATTTTGTTCTCGATTGCCCGTAGGACATCCTTGTGTTTCATGCCGAAAAACGTGGCAATGTCCAGGGAGGTGGTGACGGGCTCGCCGTCTTTGATGGTGAGGTGACGCTTGATGGTGCTGATCTGCTTCTGGTTCATGACATTTCCTCCGGTAGAGAATTAAGAAATTCCCCGCCCCGCGCTTCTAAACGCAAAATGGGCGGACATGCGGGTTAGAAGACCGGACCAGAGGAACCGGCGAGCCGAAGCTCCCCGCATGCCGCCCAAGGAGAGAGCGCCATGCCACGGACACAAAAAAACCGCCAAGACTGCTGGTGGCGGTGTGTCCGCCTCTGGTTTCGGGCTTCTAAACCCGGCCGCCGGTATCCCGACGACACAAGTATGATAGCCGAACCGATCACCATTTGTCAAGCGGTCATTCACAGTTACCTGTTGCCCCACCATGGCGCCTTCCTCACTGCAGCCGATGCAGCTTATCTGCGGTCGTGACGTGGGAAGGGTGGCAATCCTTCAGGTCAGCAATAGCCACGTTCATTTCTTCGTCACTCATATCCAGTGCCTTCTGGACTGACGCGGCAGAATAGTAAGGAACTCCTTGCTCATCGTAATGATCTGGCTTCAATTCCGGGAAATGCTTGCCCATCAGCTCGCCCTGGATGGCGTCGAATCGAGCCCGCAGGGGAGGCGGCGCGTTGTCCAAAATGTAGCACGCCGCGTCCCGCCATTCCTTGGTGTTAATCTTGCTGCGGTCGGTTGCCACGGCAAGGGCTTCGTTCATGTTCGCGAATTTTTTCATGCATTGCTCCCTGGAAAAGGATTTAAGAAATTCTCCGCCCCGCGACGCCAAGCCATGCACAGGTCAAAGCTCATCGACGCCCGCGCTTTCCTTCGCTGGCTCCATGCCGACACAGAGAACATTGAAGAGGCGAATATTCGCTGTGCAGCCGAAGACCTTCTGGCGTGGAGCATCGCGCTTTTAGATGAGAAAACAATCGAGGGCTCCTCCCCGATCCGCAGCAACATGGTGCACTGACGAGCCTGGCGTAAAACTTCGCCCTGAACTCCGCGCCGGACACCCGGCGCGGAGGCTCCGCAAACACACTTTTATCCATATCATCCTCCATTATTTCTTCCACCGTAGGATGCCGGTGAGCCCAGCGAACCGCATCAATCGCGGCCCGATGCGGTTCGTCCCTCACCACATCCTACCCTGATCTCCTGCTCGGCCCCCTGGGCCATAAGCAGCACCTCACACACCGGGCAGAGCCCGGTCGCGCATAGCTCGCCGCAACCGGCGCAGCGCAGCTCCTCAGCCATTGCCGTCATTCTCCAGGCATCATCCAGGTGTCGATCCGCAAGCGGAACCGCTCGCGCAGGAAGATAACCACCTCCTGCAGCTCCACCCACTTCTTTGCATCCCTTTTGTTCTCGATGATCAGGACGATCCCCGGCCTCTTGCCGGTGGCCATGCCGTACTTGATGGCCTGGCCTATGGCCTCGTAGTGCTTATAGCCGAAGTCGAACTCGATGGCGTTGGCCTCGGTCAGGCAGTCCACCCTTGTCCTGTCCGGCAGGACATACTCTGTTGTCCCGCCGTGGGCCGCGCACCACTTGGCCTGGTAATACTCTTCCTTGTGAGGATGGGCCGCAAACGCCAGCACCGGCAGCAGCCAGGCCAGCACGGCGATGATGATCCGGTCGAAAACAGTTACCTTTTTGGTTAACATTTTCCCTCACCCCTGCCCCTCTCCCGGCGGGAGAGGGGAGATTTCATAAACTGATAGCTCTGATTACCGCAAACAGGACACACGGACTGCATGGCGACTACTCCACCGATGACACATGGCTCCTCGGCGAGGTCTGTTTCGTACCCGCGAAAAGAGCACCCGCGGCGGCAGCATTTTATCGGGCGTGTCCCGAATGGCGGGTATCCTGGCATATTCATCCTCCGTTATCATCAAGCGTGTTTTATCCCTCAAAACATCCGCAATTGCCGGTCTTCCTTAACCGGGGCTTCCGCCCGGCCAAGGATGTTCCACACCTGGCGCTGGCCGATAAAGTACTTGCGCGCCAGCTCCACCCCGGTATACCGGCCGGTGTCGTAGTCGCGGCGGATGCACTTGTCGCGGTGGCGGCGGGTCCACTTCTTCCACTTATAGAGATTGATCGAGGTGCCATGAAACACCTGGGCCAGTCGCAGGGCCAGCCGTACGCCGATGGTCTCGGCCACCAGGCGCATGTCGCCGTCCAGCTCCTCGATTGCCGGCAGGGCATCGTCCGGCAGCTCGATGATGTCAAGGTCGAATATGTTCATCGCGCCTCCATCGTGGCCTTCAGCCGTTTCGACAGGTCGGTGATCAGCACGTGCAGGTGCGCGTACTCGGTCACCCATTCAAAGCGATCGACGCCGAACTGCCGCCGGCACCGTTCGTGCAGCTTTTCCGGCGCGTAGCCGAGCCGCGCCCACATGGCCAGGACCTTGCGCTGCTGGCCGGCGGCCGGCCCCGGCTTGATGGCGATGTAGCCGGG